ATCGGCGGGCAAATACCGCCAGGAAGCCTTGGTAGGGCGCCGTGGTGACGAGCGTCTCGGCACCGCCGGTCTGGGATGATAGGCTTTCAAATCCAGCGAAGGTGTCTTCTTTCTTGCCGGCGGAGTTAGTGAAGGTTGTGGTCCAGCGCGTCGGGTTGTTGACGTCCGAGAAGTAGAGCGTACCTTGAACGGTGGCGTAGACTTTCCCGCGGAATGTGCGGGCCGACGTTCCGATTCCGGATGCCGATGGCGTGACGCGGTATGGGGTGTTGTTGACAATTACCTCCCACGATTCGTTGCCATCAAAAGAGGGGTCGTACCCACCGAAAAGCTCGACAGTAGAAATTTGCGGAAGCGATGCCGTGGCGGATTGCGTAATGTCGGTAATCGCTGAATTATTAGATCCGCCCGTAACATTGCTTACCGAGGCGCTCAGTGTGAATGGTAAATTGTTGACTGAGGCCGTGATGGTGACTTTGTTGGTGACTGTATCGTATGTGGCGTCAACCGCCGCGTCGGTCGATACCAGCGACGCAAGGGACTGGCCGAGAGTGTCAATGTCAGATATGTTGGGCGCAATGGTGTCCCAGTCGGTAACGCGCGAACCGTTGTAGTAGTGATGCACTGCGCCGTCGGAAAATTTTGCCACGACATATGGAACACCGTTGTAGGTGTCCACACTGAGAATCTCTGAAAGGTCTGGGCTGCCTGGGGCGGTGAGTTGCTGGTAGCGAACGGAAGATGGAACGGAGGGGTTGGTAGCGCTCCCAAAAACATAGATGCCATTCTTGGTGGCCCATAATCCTTTTGTTTGGTCGGGTGGGAGCGATGCAAACGGCACGAATGCCTTGCGCTTCTCCACCTCGCCGCCGCGGTTGATGTGAATGTTCTTGCCTACCGAGAGGCTGCCTTGTTGGGCGGTGATGCGGCTGCGACGGGCGTCCAGCCCGCTCTTGAATGCGTTGACGAAGATGAATGCCATTATCGTGGAACTCTGACTGTCCAGTTTTTAGAGCGGGGTTGGAAATCTGATTGCCCGTTCACGAACATCCGGTTTTGGGAGTGACGACCCTTCAAGCGGTTGTAGTGTGAGGTGGCGATCGAGAGCTTAAGCTGGGCGTCCGATGACTTAGCTCGGGCAAGTAGCTCCGCGGCTGCCGTAAGGATCAGGAGGTTGGAGTCAAGCTCGCACTTGTCGCTGCTCGCCACCAGCGGTGCAAGTTGCTTCATCACGCGGAAGCGGATGCGCGTCGGATCGCTCGGCACCGGCCATATCTCAAACTGGTTGTCCTCCGCGAAGTCCCAGCGGATAGGCGTGGTTTCAGTCTCGCCTTCTTCTGGGTCTGACGAGTTGTAGAGGTCGGGCGTGATGCCAAAATCCATCGGGCGCCAGGTGTCATTGTCTCTTACCCACGCGCCAAAGATCCGACGTGAATCCACATCGGTATTGAACGTGTAGGTGTTCTGGCCGGCGAGGATCTCTTCCTCGCGAAACACCTTAAGGTGCGGCCAGTCGAAGTCCTCGTAATAAGTCTCCTGTATCCGCTTGAGCATTTGACGGATGCCAGGCAGAGCGTCCACGCCCATCGCCAAATCGGTGGAGTCGCCGATTTCCGCCCGCACGGCGGTGACGAGTTCATCTAAAGTGAGGATGGGCATGGCGCAGGCTGGTTAGGCGTCGAATGGGGTGATGGATTTTTTGGATGACTTCTTCGCGGGCACCGGTTCCCCTTCAGGGGCCGAGGGCTCCTCGGGGGCGGCCTCTTCAGCTACTGGAGCCGCTTGAGTAGCGCCGCCGTATGGATCGGTTTCCTTGAAGTCGATTGCATCGAAGGTGTCCGGTAGGGTGAGGTTGAATCGGTTGGCTCCGAATGCGAGCGCCACGACTTCATCGCCGTAGCAGCGAGTAAGGCGGTCGCATTCAACTTTGGCGGTGAGTTCACCACCTTCCAGTTTCCGAAGCGTGCCTGGGACACGAGTGACCGAATGGCGACCATGGCCGGCCATGAGCACGATGACTTCTGGAACTGTGACGCCTTCCTTGAGGATGACGGTATCATTTGAGCCGCCGATAGCGACTAGGACTGAGCAGGTTTGCATATTGTGGATTGATGTTGGTGTTGTTGGTTTGACTGAAAGAGTGAGGCAAAGGAGGGGCTGGCCGAAGCCAACCCCTCCCGCGAGTGCTTAGGCGATCGAGTAGACGCCGGAGCTGTTGAGACGTTTGGCGGTAAGACCACCAGTCCAAGTCATCGAGCGGTAGAGAGCGTAGCGGTTCTCTGGGCGCGCGGGGGCGTGGACCTTGTTGTCTTCACCTTCCATGACGTAGCCGCAGATGGCATCCGTGTCGATCATGTAGCAGCGCTTCGAGTAGTCGATTGCGTTGCCCATGATGCCTTGGAGGTCATCGAGGGTGGGGTCATAGACGAACGTGCCGATGCCAGTCACCGTCACGCTAGGCGAGGCAATGTTCTTGGAGCCAGCGACACCGCTCTGCGAGTAGAGCGACTTGGTTGCCACCTCTTTTTCGAGGGCATCGAGGAACTTCGATCCGCAGAGGATGAGGTTCGGCTTGCCGCCGTAACGGGTGAGCTGGCGGATTTCCTGACGCAGGGTCTGGGTCAGGTTATCGGATCCAGCGCTGATGCCGAGGGTGGCGCGGTTTCTCCACCAGGCATTGGTGACGCGGGAAAGGCCACCGAGGGTGCCGGTGCTGGGTGCGTCAACAACGAAGGCGAGGATACCAGGGCTTTGCTTGCCGGAATCCTGCGACCCATCGCGCCAGAACATCTGGTTCATGCGACGGCTCCATCCTTCGCTCATCGAGCTGAGTTTGTGCTCAAGGAGGTTGGTCAGGGCGGTTTGCTCGCGGCCAGAGACCTTGGTGGTTTTCTCACCAAAGGCGCTGTCAGCGACGCTGATACCGTCTTGCTTCAACTCAGTGAAGGTCACGCTGATACCAGCATGGATTTCAAAGTAGTCGAAGTTAGCGCGGCGGACGGCGTTCGGGTTCTGGAAGGTGACGGCATCGTCAAAGGCGAAGCCCTTGAAGAAGTTTGCGTCGCTGTCCAGGTATTCACCGACCACGGGGATCGAGATTTTTCCTTTGCCGCCTGGGAATGACTTCTGCTTGCCGCGGATAGCGGAAAGGAGAGGCTTGTCTTGAATGGTTTGATCGAAAGCGTCGCCCTTGATGTAATAGTCCAGAGCGTAGCTTGCAACCGCGTCCATTTGTGCTTGGGTAAGTGCCATAATGATTTGGTTCGTTAGGGGTTATGAGTTGAGAGCAAGTTTCACGGCATCGTTTAGGTTTTTAGGCTGAGGCTTTGCGTGGCTTGCTGATTGCGTGGAGACGGGCTGCTTCATGGCCACCCGCTTTGGTAGCACGTTGGAGAGGATCTCGGTCGCTTCCTTCAGAGCTGCCTCGGCGATAGCCACGGCTTCCTGCGGGTTGCGAGCGGGGCGCTCCATGTGCGCGAGTCGGATGTTCTTGAAGACAAGCGCCTTCTTGGCCTCATAGTCGGGATCGCGTGCCGCGACCTGCTGTTCCCATGTTTCAACTGCACTTACGATCTGCTGGTGAGCATTTCGCTCCGAGATGGCCTTCTGGTTTTCCAGTGCCTCTCTTTGCTGGTGCTCTTGAATTGCAACACGCGCGCGAGCCATTGCCAGTTCCTTGGCGGCAGATTCGCTGATGTCGCCATCCTCAACCATCTGGCTCACATCGTCCGGCAGGACTTCGCCTGCGAGAACGTTGAGAGGCTCAATGGTCTTGAGCAGCATTTCTCTTGCTTTCAACGGGTCATTTTTCAATGCCGCCATGATCTCAAAACCCTGGTTGACTTCATCGGGGGTGAGCCCCGTCTGGGTCATGTAGTCTGAGATCGCGCGGAATTGGGTGGCGTCGGCCTTGTGGGCCTCTGCTTCGGCCTTGAAGGCGTTCTTTTCCCTGATTACCGCTTGAAAGCGTGGGTGCTTGTGAAACGGGAGCTTCTCGTCATCCTCCGGCTTTGCTTCGTCCTTGCTGTCAGGTTCGTCACTCGACGGCTGATCGGCTGGTTTCTTGGCATCGCCGGATTCGGGAGAATCCGATTCTTTGGCCTCCGAGCTGGACGGGGCTTCGGCCTCGGTCTTCTCCACCACGTCTTTCACGAGGTCGAGAAGGGATGAGGGTTTTGCGTCCTCGGGGTTGACTGCGAGCGTTTCAGTCGGTTGCTCTGCGCTCTGTTCGATTACAGCATCCGTCGATTGCTCGTTGGATGCTATGTCAAGGTCTGGTGCGTGGTCGGAAGACGAGTCCGACGCTTCATTGATCGTCATGCTGGTCAGTGTATGGTGGTCGCCCTACACTGTCAACATATTCATGG